GAGAGGAGACCGTCAATATCTTTTCTGATTTTCATTCTCTCACTCCTTCTACGTTCGGCGTTGTGCCGTGTTGGTGATTTAAATATAGCATAATTAATTATGCTTGCAATAGTTTTTGTGCATTAAGATGGATTTTTACTAGTTGACACAAATAAAAAAAACTGGAATACTGAGTAGGCAATTAATACAAATTAATACGAAGTATAAGAAATAAAAAGCATTAATATTTTGATTGATGTAGTTGTAGTTGTAGCATCTCCGCCTTCGGTTGAAAGCGTAAAGAAAATTTCAGGGGTTGTGTTTGTGCTCGATTACTCGGCGGTCTTGCATGTTCTGACGTGTTAGCTGGCGTGTTAAGTTAAAACATGTCAGCGCCTAGCATTGGCGCGGCTTACGTTGACACATGTAATGCGTGTTTAATTTTTTTAGCTCAACTTGCGTATGAACCTGCTAAAAATCATAACACGTCTGACATTCATGCCTAAATCTTACTGCAACCCGCATTCTATCAACCCGCAGACGTGTTTTTGTTTAACATGTCTGCCAACATGTCTGACATGTCAGCGGCTAAAAATACAGATAAAAAAAGCGCCGTAACCAAGGTAACAGCGCCAACAAAAAACTGCAATAGTTAAACTAAAAACCACTTATCAAACTTTCTTCCATTTCCCTGATGAGTGGTTTCCTTCTTTTTTATTTTCCCCATTTCCTCCAGCTTTTCTAAAATCTGGTTTACTTTCTCTGGCTTCTCTTTTCTGAATCTCCCACGGATAACACTTGGCATTTCTCCATGCTCTTTGTCCAGCATGTTCATAATCCGCATAGCAATGGCATCGTCTGGATTTTCTTTTTCAACCATATTTGCATAAGCTAGGCGAATTTTGTCGTCAATGTCTCTACGCATTGCAGCGTAAGCCCAGCGAACATGCTCAGGCGTTATTAATCCCTCTGGAGCACCCAAGATAAGCGCAATCTTTGCCATCAGCTCATAGGAGCGGCGAACGATTGATTCTAGTCCTGTGCTGCTCTTGTGTTCCTCTGCCTGTTCTTCGATCCAGTCTAAAACCAAGTCCATCATGCGGCTGGCTTCTGCATCAACTTTAACTTTTGTTTTTTCACCGTAATACTCAATGCGCTTTAAACCTTGAGAATCGTAGTGGCCGCCGCTGTGCAAGCTAAAAAGAAGTCCACGCATAGAGTCAGGCATTGCCAGCTTTTTAAATCCCCTTCTCGCCCTTGGGTTGCTTTCCCGCTCGTTAATCATCCAGCTACGACCGACAAAACCGTTTGTTGCTTGCTCAAAAGTAATTAGACCGTCAAACGTGATTGGAGTGGTATAGCCAACGAGGCTTAGGAATGGGCGCTCTAGGCCATCATCAATATGCTCTAAAGCTCGCTCAAGCTGTGGAACCCTGCGGCTACAAAAACCGCCTTTGTCGTCGTTCTCGCTAACTGCCTTTTTGCACTGCGCCAATTCTTGCAGGAGTATTTTCCGCACCTCATCCTTTGTGTCGCCATTGAGCAACATGAAGCCATCTGCTTTTGAATATGCCGACATTAAAATCCCGATCACACCATCAAGATAAACAGCACCGCCAGATTTCTGAGCGTTGGCAATCTTTTTGAGAAAAATACCGACCTCATCAATAATGTAGTAAGCCGCTTGGTGCCTGATTAAGTTCCTGATAATTTCCTGCTCTGACTTTATAGCGCCATGAGTTGCAACGTGAATTCCAGCAGCCCTATGAACTTCTGCCATTGCTTGCTGTACCGCCTCTTTACCAGTTGCTGATGCAGCAACGCAGAAAGCAAACAGATTGCCATTAGTGCCGTTTTTCTCGTCGGTGTAGCGCAGACCTATGACGTTTCCAACTGCTGCAACTGCGGCTGATACAGCAAGGTTTTGTCGAGGGTAGCGGCATTGTGAGTCAATCCACTTTGTTACCTCACCAACGAATCCAGGAGGGCGCAACAAGTCTACGTTGTCAATATTGAAAGGGTGATCACCTACTGGCTCATCCATGCAAATCGATGGCGTAAAAGTAACAGGCTGAGTATATCCGCCAAGTTCTGCATAATGGATAAGTGTTGCCAGTGTTACCGGATTTGCGGCTTTGCCAAAGCTGTGCCACTTTCTTTCTATGTCTGAGCGCCCTGGGTATTTATCGCTTTGGTTGCTCCAATCATCGAAGATCCACAGGCCAGTGCCAGCAGTTGCATGATGAATTGCCATGCCTGATTTGTACCAAGTTTCATAATCACAATCTGGCGATACATGGCTGAGAATTTCTTTTATTTCCTGCTCAGTAACATCAACAGATGAGCCGTGAACTATTGCCCTGTGATGGTCTGGTTTTTTAAGCAGTGCAATTAATTCTTCTGGCGCATCAAGAATGTCATCAGGATGGCCTTTTACTGCCTCGTATGTTGCGCCACTGGCATGCAATGACGAAGCGCCGACCACGTAGCCGCTAGATTTAAAATCAATGCCTTTATATTTCTGCAATGTTTGACTAAGTGCCACACCATGCGGAGCCTTAAAGTAGATATGACGGCTGCCGCTACCGCTACCAGTCGCGACAATAAAACCAGCTAGCGCGTCAAAATCTAGCTTAGTGTCAGCGCATAGCTGATCGTATGACTCAATACCTCCGTTTCTCGCGTCAACATCAATAATTAGCAGACCGGACACCAAAACGCCGTAACCGCTTTCAAACTGACCCATTAGCTCAAAAGTATCTATCTGTTCGTCAGACCAATCTGGCACATTCTGCCAGTTTCGGATCATGGGGTGTTTCCCGATTGCCTGGCACTCTGGATTGCCGCAATGGCAACCGTTTTCGTCAAAGCCGTAAATGCCGAATATTTTTAATCCGGCTTGCCAGCAGTCAATATGATTGCTCATAAATACCAATCCTTCACATCTGGGCGCATCTCTGATTTTTTAAATTTACCGCTGGTTTTTTTCTCTAAATCGGCAGCTGATTTTGCGCTAATGCGTCCTCGCTTAATCCAGCCATGAACAACCTGAGGCGTAACATCAAGTATTGTTGCTAATACCGAAGCGCTGCCAGCCCACAAGACTGCCGCCTCTAATTGCTCTTTTTCTTGCTGTTCAATTTGCTCTTTAATGCTAGTCATTGGTTATCTCCTGTTTTCGATTAATTTATAATAACATGAAAGAAAAGTTTGACAACCGTTTATTGTTTGGTTGATACTTGCCTCATCGAATCAGCAAACAGGAAAACAACATGGCAATTTCAACGGTGGTGATGGGCAAAAGCGGAACTGGTAAAAGTACTAGCATGCGTAACCTAGACCCGAAAAAAGTTTTATTAATTCAGCCTCTGCGCAAGCCTTTACCGTTTAAGTCGGCAGAATGGAAAGCATGGAACGGTAAAGAAAAGACCGGAACTATTGCAGTTACTGATAATGCAGATCACATCTGTTTAGCAATCTCAAACGCAGCGAAAAACGGCAAAGAGATTGTTATTGTCGATGATTTCCAATATGTCATGGCGAATGAATTTATGCGCAGAGCGCGTGAAAAAGGATATGAAAAGTTTACTGAGATTGGCCTGAACGCATGGAATATTGCCAAGGCTGCGATTGATGCGCCTGATTCTGTGCGGGTTTATCTGTTAACACATACAGATACCGACGAATACGGGCAAAACGCAAAAATTAAAACTTTGGGCAAGATGCTTGACGATAAAATCACAATGGATGGCATGTTTACCATTGTGCTTAAAACTGGCTTACACGATGGCCAGTACCTTTTTTCTACCAAGAACGATGGCACAGACAACGTAAAAACTCCGATGGGTTTATTCGAGTCTGACTTTATTGATAACGACCTGGCGGCAGTTGATGCTGCAATTGTTGACTACTACGGAGTAACGCAAAATGTCGATCAGCCTGTATGAACTGGCGGAGCCAATCCGCCAGCTTATGAATGATGAAAGTATTCCTGATGAACACAAGCTTGATACGCTTGAGTTGTTAGGTGATGACTTCAAGGAAAAGGCGCAAAAAGTAGCTGCCTTTATTCGTGAAGTCGAAGCAGAAGCAACCGCTTATGATGATGAAGTAAAACGGCTTGCCGAGCGTAAAAAAGTACGGTTGGCGCAAGCTGATCGCATGAAAGATTACCTGCGGGAAAACATGGAAAAAACAGGCATTAAAAAAATTGACGGCCTGTTTTATATCACACTGTCAGCGCCTACGCAGTCAGTTGAAGTGAATGAGTCAACATTGCCACAGCAGTATTTTAAAGTATCAGTTGCGCCGGACAAAACAGAACTGGCAAAACTTTTAAAGCAGGGCGCTGTAATTCAGGGCGCAGCCCTTGTAGACGGCAAATCACGTTTAACCATTAAATAAGCGAGCATACATTATGTCATTTTTTACATTATCTACTGGCCAGAAAGCACAAGCGACAACTTCATTTGCAATGATGGAAAATCTTCCACCAATCCCAGCTAACACTGAGTTAAAAGCTGCAATTGATGAAGCTGAAAACAAAAGCAACGCAAAGACAGGCGAGCAATACATTGAATTGCGCTGGAACATTTTAGCTGGTGAGCACAAAGGCCGTAAAGTTTTCCAGAAGCTTCGCCACTCTGATGCTGATCCAAAGAAAGCAGACAAAGCAAAAATGATGCTCCTTGCCATTGATGCAAACTGCGGCGGCAAGCTGGTGCGTCTGAACCGCGCACCAACTGACCAAGACTTGATGGTCTGCCTGTCAGGTAAACCAATGGCAATTAAAGTCGGTGTGTGGGCAATTAAAAATGAAGAAACTGGCGAAACTAGCCAAGGCAATTGGGTGTCGGCTGTTTCAGGCGGTAGCTCTGCACCTAAGCCATCCGCTGCGCCAGCTAAAACAGTGCAACAAGATGTTGAAGAAACTGAAGTAGCACTTAGCGCAGAAACTCCGGTTGATGACGACGACTTGGGTTTCGGTTAATTTATTGCCAGCCCCGTTTCGGCGGGGTTTTTTATTGGGGCTTTTATGCAATTAAGACCATATCAATTTGATGCCTTCAATGCCGTTATGCAGTTTGTGAAGCGTAGCATTGACCCATGCCTGATAAATGCAGCCACAGGGGCAGGGAAGTCTCTTATTATCGCTGCTATTGCCAATTCATTGCACAGCGTAAGCGGTGGTAAAAAAATACTTTGCCTTGCTCCATCCAAAGAGCTTGTTTTGCAAAACCGTGAAAAATATTTAGCCACTGGCAATCCTGCCAGTATTTTTAGCGCTAGCGCTGGCGGTCGATGCCTAAAGCATCCGGTAGTTTTTGGAACTGAGGGCACCGTAAAAAATGCTTTAGATAAATTTGGTAATCAGTTTTGCGCTGTAATTGTTGACGAGGCGCACCGACTTACTCCAACAATAAAAAACATTATTGAGCAGCTGCGCGAAAAAAATAAAATGCTTCGGGTTATTGGTTTGACTGCTACACCATACCGAATGGGCAGCGGATGCATTTACCAGGTTGATGAAAACGGCAGAACCTTGGACGAATCAGAAGCGGTCAACCCGTTTTTTATGAAACTTCTCTACAAAATAGAGGCAAGATTTTTAATTGATGAAGGTTATTTGACTCCGCCAGTGTTTGACAGCGGCATAACTGAATCATACGACACAAGCGGCCTTTGCTTGAATCGAATGGGGAGCTTTGATAGCCATGACATTGAGCGAGCGTTTGAAGGTAAAGGCCGCAAAACATCGCTGATAGTCGCTGAAATAGTCGAAAAGTCTCGTAACAGAATGGGCGTGATGATTTTTGCTGCAACTGTCCAGCATGCCAATGAAGTCATGGAGTCTTTACCTCAATCAATGTCAGCGCTTATTACTGGGACAACTCCGCCACATGAGCGCGATAACACGATCCGAATGTTTAAAGAAATGCAGATAAAATATCTGGTTAACGTGGCAGTTCTGACAACTGGCTTTGACGCTCCGCATGTTGACGTTGTTGCCATATTGAGAGCCACTGAGTCAGCTTCGCTATTGCAGCAGATAGTCGGACGCGGCTTGCGCCTGCATGAGCACAAAGCAAACTGCTTAATATTGGACTATGCCGGAAATATTGAGCGACACTGCCCAACTGGTGATATTTTTCAACCGCAGATAAGGACTAGCAAAGCGTCAGAAGCTGGCGCTTTGCAATGCAATTGCCCATTGTGCGGATATGTAAACGAGTTCAAAGGCAGGCCGAACCCTGATAAATTTGACGTGTCAGAAGATGGTTATTTTATTGACCTTAGCGGATGCAAGATAGAGACAGAGCATGGCGACATGCCAGCCCACTTCGGCAGGCGCTGCAATGGTTTTGTGATGCGAGCTGGGCAGCATGCGCAGTGCAATTACTACTGGACTTCGAAAGAGTGTCCAGAATGTCAGGCTAAAAACGACATTGCAGCTAGGTATTGCTCATCTTGCAAAGTGGAGCTGTGTGATCCAAACGAGAAGCTTCGGCTTGAGTTTGCAAAGATGAAGTCTGATCCATATTACCCAACCAGTGACAGAGTGCTGAATTGCAAGTTTACGCCGTGGGTAAGCGCCAAAGGCAACAAGACCATCAGAATTGACTTTACTACTCCGCACCGGACATTTGCGGCTTGGTTCTCGCCAAAAATGAAAGGCTGGACAATGTTTTGTGATGCGTTCTTTGGTCAGCATGTCGATGATATTGATGATGCCTATGTTACGCCGTGGCACAAGCCTGACACTGTGACAGCTGCAAAGCAGGACGCAAGCAATGGTCTGTTTAAGATTTACGCATTTAATCAAGATGAGGATTTAGAGCCATGAACATAGAACAAATGATAAGACAGATAGTGCGTGAAGAAATAAACAAAGCAATCAGAAACGAGCCGGAAGTAGCCTCTTTGATAAACGAATCAAAGTCCGCAAAGATGAAGCGCAAAATTGAAGAAAAGCTTCGCCGCGATGGCGTTGTGTCAGTCTCTGGAAAAGGCTGTATAAACAGGGTTGATATTTGCGAAAACGCCAAGCAGGGCAAGGCGATACTTTCTGAGATGGAGCGTGACGGAATATTGAAAAAAATAGATGATCGGCATTATGTTTTTGCAGGTGGTGACTAATGATTTTCCCTGATTTCTTGCCAGTCTATGGCGACCAAAAATATCGCAACAAAAAATGCCCCGTTGAAAGTGCAGAGCAGATCACGTTTTTCAATACGCTGCGCCGAGAATACCCAGAGCTGGCCATTATCGCCATACACCCGCGCAACGAGGGAAAGCGAACTGCTCAGCAGGCGCAAAGACAAAAGGCTGAAGGAATGACTCCAGGCGCTAGCGACATTGTGATCCCCTGCTCAGTTCCATTTGTTTGTGAACTGAAGCGCCAAGACCACACATTATGCCATTGGGAGCCAAACCAGCTTGAGTATTTAGAAACAGCGAAAAAACATGGCGCTTTTGTTTGTGTTGCGCTAGGTTATAAAGCCGCTATGGAGGCACTAAAAGTATGGATTGGGAACTAATAAAACGTCATGCTTACCAGCTTGATGCGGTATTAAAAAAACAGAAACAACCTGGTGAAGTAGATCCAGAAATAGGCCACATGATGCTAGTGTGGTGTTACTGCGATGCTAGGTGGCTGGCGGACTTGCCAGCTGAAGAACGCAAGGAAGGACTTGAAAGAGTGCATGAGCTGTTCAGAGATGATGTGAAGGATATGGCTAAACTTATATTGAAAGGAGAAATACCGTGAAATCTTTTAAGATAACTATGCCTTGCGGCAGTTGCTTTACGTGTATCACCGAAGAGCCAGCCGCCAACATTGCTGCGGCTATCAGAGAACGATTTAGGGTGCTGCCAGTCAAGGTCGTGGCGCTATGAAGCGACTATACATGTGCTACCGCTGCCGAGGTCACAAGTGTAGCGAATCGTTTACCGCTGACCAGTTGCCGCTATGGTGGTGTCGGTGGTGTGTTGAGTGTGTTAATAAACCTATTGGGAGAATGTGAGATGGAATGGCCAGCAACCGACGAAAGAATAGACCGAATCGGCAGAGATAGGACGACAGAAGATATGGGGCATTACGACGAGCAACGAGAAGAACACAAGCAGCAAGCGCAGCCAGCATCACCATACGCCAACAAATACGACCGAATCATAACAGGCAAGTACGGCAGCGGCAAATGCGTTGTTGACGTCTACAGGGTGCTTAATGCGTTTCCAACTGGCTCGCCTGAGATTGACCACAGCGTTAAGAAGCTACTTGCTGCTGGCAAGCGTGGCGCTAAGGATGAGTTGCAGGATTTGAAAGAGGCGATTCAGAGTATTGAGGCTCGTATTAATTACTTGAACGACACACCCGCTTAGGCGGGTTTTTTGTGCCTGTGAAAAATAATTGAAAAGAATTCTTGCACAGCGCAGTGTGTTGAGCTATCTTTGTTTTTGTGAGCGCGGCAATGGTGTCGCCACCGATGGAGAATAAAATGAAAATCGAAATAAAAAACAGATTTACAGGCTCAGTTATTTTTAGTCATGAGCAAGAAAGTAATTCAACTTTAATCACTTTAAAATTAGCAGTTAGTAGCTGCGCTGACCTGCGCGGCGCTAACCTGTACGGCGCTAACCTGTGCGATGCTGACCTGCGCGGCGCTAACCTGTACGGCGCTAACCTGTGCGGCGCTAACCTGTGCGATGCTGACCTGCGCGGCGCTGACCTGCGCGGCGCTAACCTGTACGGCGCTAACCTGTGCGGCGCTAACCTGTGCGGCGCTGACCTGCGCGGCGCTGACCTGTGCGGCGCTGACCTGTGCGATGCTGACCTGCGCGGCGCTAACCTGCGCGGCGCTAACCTGTACGGCGCTGACCTGTACGGCGCTAACCTGTACGGCGCTGACCTGTACGGCGCTAACCTGTGCGATGCTGACCTGCGCGGCGCTAACCTGCACGGCGAAAAGCTAACAAAAACCCCTCTTTTTATTTTAAATTTAGAGTGGGACGTAACTGTAACAACGCAACATCTGCGCATAGGTTGCCAAGTTCATTTAATTTCAGAATGGAAGTCATTTGATGACAATGCAATAAAGCAAATGGCAGGCTCGGCAGCTGAATTCTGGGCTAAATACAAAACTGCAATTATTGCGCTGTGTGATGCTCATTGTGAGGGTGAGTAAATGAAACTCAACGAAATAGCAAAAGCATACGGCGTCACCAAGTCTGCGGTTGAGAAATGGCAACCAACAAAACGCCAGCAAGCCATCCGCCTACTAAGCGCAGGAGTCAATCCGCAGATTATGGAGCTTGTCGGTGAAGTGCAGCGGCTTTGTTATGCGGCGTCAATGGTGCTGGGTGAGACAGTCATTTTCACTTACTACTACGACAAGCAGTTTGGCGGTCACTTTAATGTGCATTATTTTAAAGATGATACTGATGAGCGCGTTGATGTGCGGAAGCATTGCATAATGGCGCAGTTAAATCTAGCCACTGCTGCGAACGAACTAGAAAAAATCATTAACGGTTAAAGCCGGTTTAGTTGTACGGCCTTCACGGAGGCTTTATGAGATATTACGATTATTCAAGTCAGCGCATAAAAAAGGATGAACTTATGAAAAACGAAACACCATTAATCGACTATGCAACGCACCGCCGCACAGATGAAGTCGGCGAGCGTCAAGATGGCGCAGGTGCGCTAGGCTGGTTAGCTGTTGCTGCGGTTTGCTGGATTGTTGTGCTGGTTATGGCTGCTAAAGCGGGGTATTTTGCATGAGTCGGGTTATTAGGTTTCGGGCTTGGGCCGCTTACGGTGAGATGCTAGCCAATGTGCAAAATCACATAGGAAATGGCCCTTGGGCTTTCGGCAATATACTCATGAAGCCAGATGAATTTTCAATCATGCAATTCACCGGACTTTTAGACGCGAATGGTGTGGAGATTTATGAGGGTGATATTTGCGTTTGGTATATCAACAACCTTGAAAGATTGGGTGAAGTTTATTATCACGACCAATCATTTGAAATGCGCTCTCCATCTCTTGGTTATATCGGATGGGATGCTAATCGCGGTGAAATTAAAGTCGTCGGCAACATCTACCAAAATCCGGAGCTTCTAAATTGAAAAACCTAATCGCCAACCGAAAAGCCATCCTACAAGCAACAACTCGCCTAGAGCTTTATGCCCTAAGCCAAGACGTTTGCAAAGAAGGCAGTTTCCACTACAACGAATCAGCAAGCTACGCAGACAACGCCAGGAGTGCAGACTTACAAAGCAAGCATGGCGTGGCTGATTGCTTGAGGCTTTGTGACCAAAGGAGTAAGTGCTTGTGAACCAGCGCACAGATAAAGAATTGCTTGAGTTGGCGGCAAAGGCGGCTGGAGTTCCGCTAATTGAGCGAATCGGAATGCATCGCGATTACTTTGCTGATGATCGCACTGGGAACGAATGGAATCCATTAACCGACGATGGTGATGCGCTTAGATTGGCAGTGAAGCTGAAGCTGGACATCGTCGATGCGGCAACTTACGTTACGGTCTGGTCTTTGGGTAATGATGATTGCGACGAAGATTACGGCTCAGACCCATACGCCGCAACCCGCCGCGCCATAGTCAGAGCAGCCGCAGAAATTGGAGCTAAATTGTGATTAACAAAGAGGCGGTGTTTGCGTATCGCCCAAAGCCGGTAATTATCCGCATACGCAAGACACAAAGAGAAGTCTGCGCTAAACCGTACGGCAATGGCTGGCTGTTGGCTAACGGCGATTTAGTCCATAGAACAGCAGCAACGCTAGTGAGGGTGATTAATGAGTAACCTACTAGGCTTGGTATTGTTCGTTGTGCTAATCGCCGCCATCGCAGGAGTGGCGCACCTGATACACAATTTAGGAATCAAAGACTATGAGGAGTAACTACTGGTACAGCCGCGAAATGCAAAAGAAGGCTTATCGCAGGCATTTAATCAAAGCCTATGCGCCACTGGTTGCTGTGCTGGCTTTAACTGTTGTGGTGGCGCTGTTATGAATGCCATCATTAACAGCATCCCATCATTTACTGGCGGGAAAATAAACAAAGAGCATTTAGCTGATTTGCTAATATCCGGCAAGTCAGCGCAAGAAGCA